TCATTCCGGAAGGGTGGTCATACGAGTGGAAGCTGTTCTCGATCCTCAACGAAGAGCAGTCGTCTTATCAGGTCACGCTGGCCCGCACCGGCTGGGAGCCGGTGCCGGCTGATCGCCACCCTGAACTGATGCCTCGCGGCACCAAGGAAAAGACCGTAATGCGGCGCGGAATGCAGCTTATGGAGCGCCCGCTCGAAATTACGATGGAGGCCAGGCAGATCGAGCGTGAGAAGGCTCGCCGGCAGGTTCGCATTAAGGAAGATCAGCTTACGGCGGCGCCTCCGGGCCAGTTTGGCCGCGACAACAAGGGTGAACCCTTGACCCGCCTTGGCAAGTCTTACGAGGCCATGCCGGTGCCGAATAGCTGACGGCGCTTGACGGCGCCGTATTTTTGGATGTACAAAACGAGTACCCGCTTCTCCCCGCTGTGAGAAGCTGTCAATTTTCCGACCTCCCCTGGCCCCCGGTGTGGCACAGCAGGTCTTCCTTGAAAGAGGAGGGTTTTGCTGTGGCCAATACCAATGCTCCCTTTGGCTTCCGTCAGGTCCAGGGTCTGGGCGCCGCCCCGACCTATGAGCAGGTCGAAGTTGTCGTCCAATACAACGCCGCCGCCATTTATTTTGGCGACCCCGTGGCGGCTCTTGCCGACGGCACTGTCGCCGTTGCGCCGACCACCACCGGCACGCCCCCGCCGCCCCTCGCCGGCATCTTTCAGGGCTGCAAATACCTTTCCGTTTCGCAGAAGCGCACCGTCTGGTCAAACTACTGGCCCGGCAGCGATGTCGCGTCGGGCAATCTGGTGACCGCATACATCATCAATGATCCGCACGCCAAGTTCATCGCGCAGACCGATGGCACGGGCGCCGCGCTGATCGACGTCAACTCGACGGTTGGCTTCAACATCGGCACTGGCAACCCCGCCAACGGCATTTCCGGCGCATATCTCATTCCCGCCACCGCGCCGAGCATCGCTGGCAATCCGTTCACCATTTTCGGCATTGTCCAGGCTCCCCCCGGCGCCAACGGCACTCTCGCCAACGGTCAGCCCTACGACTGGGCTATCGTCGGTTTCAACAACGTCCAGACCAAGATCGTCACCGGCATCTGATCCGGCCATAACAACAGGAGTAGACCGTCATGGCCGTCAATCTTAGCGCCATCAAAGACCTCCTTCTCCCCGGCTTGCGCGGGATCGAGGGCAAGTACGAGATGATCCCGTCTCAGTACGACAAGATCTTTACGAAGCACAACTCAAAGATGGCGCTGGAGCGCACGGCTGAGATGCGCTACCTCGGCCTCGCCGCCCTGAAAACTGAAGGCGGCCAGACCCAGTTCGACAACAACGCCGGCGAACGCTACGTGTACAATCAGGAACACGTCGAAATCGGCCTCGGCTACGCGATGACCCGCAAGGCCATCGACGACAACCTCTACAAGACCCAGTTCCATCCGTCGAACCTCGGCCTGATCGAATCCTTCCAGCAGACCAAGGAAATCTACGGCGCCAACGTGCTGAACACCGCCCAGGTCTATCAATCGACCATCGGCGGCGACGGCAAGGCGCTTTGCGCGGTCGATCATCCGATTGACGGCGGCCTCGTCGGCAACACGCCGGCGGTGCAAGTCGATCTGGGTGAATCGACCCTGCTCAACGCCATGATCGGCGTTCGCACCAACTTCAAGGACCAGGCGGGCTTGAAGGTTTTCGCACGCGCGCGGAAGCTTATTATCCCGCCGCAACTGGAACCGGTAGCAATTCGTCTTCTCAAGACAGAATTGCGCCCAGGCACGGCAGACAATGATGTCAACGCGATCCTCTCTACTTCGGGTGGGTTGACCGAAAACTTCATGGTCAATGACTTCTTGACCTCACCTTTCGCCTGGTTCCTTCTCACAAACATCGATGGTCTTTCCTTCATGGAAAGAATTAAGTTCGAAACGGATATGCAAGTCGACTTCGTGACCGATAACCTGTTGGTGAAAGGTTACGAGCGGTATTCGTTCGGTTACTACAACTGGCGATCCGTATACGGCAACTTCCCGACCTCGTAATACTGGCTCAGAAGGAGAAAGCACATGGGTGCGACACACTTCACGGGGCCGGTTATTGTAGGCGACCCGTCCACCACGCCAAGTCAGCAGGGCGAGATCGAGCTTTATCAGGACGTAATCATCACTTACGCCCAGACGCCCGCTTCCGCGACGACCAACTTCGCGCTCAACATCCCGCCCGGCTCGGTGATCATGGGCTTCGAAGTTGCGACGTTCACTGCGTGGGCCGGTCCCGCCACGTCGGTCCTCACCATCGGCAGCGATGCGACCACGAACAAGTCGATCTACGTCGGCGCCACCGATCTGAAAGCGGCGGCGCCTTTCCCGGCCATGACGCAGACGGCGGCGAACGTCGCCGCCCAGCGCGGCTACACGGCGGCTGGCGTTCCCGCGCCGGTTCCTGGGCCGATCAATATCCAGATCGTCAACGGCGCCGGCGCTCCGAGCGCCGGCTCCGTGCTGGTGTCCGTCCATTACGTCCAGGTGGCGACACCTTGATCGGAGGCTTCAATGGCAAAATCTGCAAAGCCCGCTTTTGACGGCGGCAACAAGGATGTCAAGGAAGAGGCTGAAGAGAAGGGCGGCGGCAAGCAGACCAAAAAGCGCGTAGGCGGGCCGGTTGGCGCGTCTGCTCATTCGCATGGCGGTCGCGCGGCTCGCAAGAGCGGCGGCTCCTGCGAGAGCCATCTGTTCTCGTCGGCCAACGCGGGTTCGCCCGCGCCTGGGCGGAAGCTGATGTCGAAGAAGGTCTGACGCCATGCGGCCAATCGTCGTCTCCGCTGCGCCGCTTGCTGCGCTCGTCACGAACGGCATCTGCCTGTCGCAGACGCCGCCGGCGGGCGCGCTGACGCTGAACGGTTCGCTGGCCAGCGGCGGCGTCGTCGTTCTCGATCAGGCGCGCCAGATCGCCTTTGCCTCCACGGGCAACAATTCCAACACCACCTTCACGATCACCGGCACCGACGCCTTTGGCGCGACCCAGAGCGAGAGCCTCGTCGGCGGCAACATCGCCACGGTCGTCACGACGAAAAACTACAAGACCGTCACCTCGATCACCAGTTCGGCGGCGAGCGTGGCGGGCCTGACCGTCGGCACCAACTCCAGCCCTGCGGTCACGTCCTCGGCGTGGGTGCGCTTCGATGACTGGGGCAATCCCGGCGTCTCGATCCAGATCAGTTCGGTTGGAGCGTCGAACATCACGGTCCAGCAGACCCTCGACGATCCCAACAGCCCGACCAATCCGGTTCTGCCGGCCAACGTGATTTGGGCGCCGCATCCCGACGCCACGCTGGTCGCCGCCGCCATGATCAATGGCGCGGTGTTGCAGGGCAACTATGCCTACAAGCCGGTCTTCGCGCGTGTCCTGCTCAACAGCGGCGTGGGAACGGCGACGGCCACCTTCCTGCAGTCGGGCGGGGCGGATTACTGATGCCTCCCCCCGGCCTGTCAAACGGCCACAACAAGCTGGCCTCGCATCCCGGCCTCACCGGCACTACGGGCCTCGGCGCGAGTGGCGGGTTCTCAGGGCTGATGGCGCCGCTGATCCTCGATGAAACCTTGACCGTCGACCTCCCGGTTCCCGTAGACCACAAGATCGGTCAGGTGCAAAACAGGGGCGACGCCGCCGACAGGTTCAGCGTCGTTTCGATTGATCCGCCCGTCGCCAGGGAATACTTCAGCCTTGACGATGCGGGCGTGTTCCGCGTTACGCGCCTCGGCATTTTGCACCTCCGCAGGCGCCAGTATATCTTGAAGGTCGAAGCTGTTAATGTCATCGGGTCAGGACGCGCGGTCATCACGATCCGCGTGGTGTAAGCGCCCTGCCGCAGGGGGTTTGCATGGCTTACAGCAACACCTTTTCTTTTGCTCCAGGCCTTGGCGACGTCGTCCTCTATGCCTTTGGGCTGTGCGGCATCAGACGCACCGCGATCCTGCAAGAGCACATGGCCGACGCCCACATGGCGGCGAACCTTCTCCTGGCCGATTGGTCAACCAAGGGCATCAACCTCTGGCAGGTTTCCCAGACCTCGATCATCCTGGGCAAGGACGCAGGGATTTACGACGTCCCGCCTGAAGCTATCGTCATGCTCGACACTTTCGTGACGGTCGACGGCAGAGATCGCATCATGCTTCCCGTCAGCCGCACTGAATATGCGAGCTACCCCAACAAGGAGCAGCAGGGCGTCCCGACTGTCTTCTGGATGGATCGCCAGCTTCCAGGGTACGGCGGTATTCACATCTGGCCGGTGCCGGATCGCGACGGCTACGTCCTGACCTATTATTATCTGACGCAGGCGCAGGACGCCAACTACGCAAACGCCCAGCAGCCGGCGGTCCCGCAGGAGTGGCTCTACGCCTTCGCCACCGGCCTGGCCGAGAAGCTGGCGATGTCATGGGCGCCAGAGCGGCTGGCCTTCCTTTCGCCTATTGCTGAAAAAGCCTACGACACCGCCTCACGCAGCGGCGTCGAGACGGCGACCCAGTACATCAGCCCGCAGATCGGCGGATATTACAGAAACTGAGGAGCGAGCCGTGGGCTACAGTTCGAAACTCGGCAGAGCCAGGATCAATTCCCGCAACCCGCAGGCAGCGGCGATCTGCGACCGCTGCGGCTTCGTCTTCAATCATGTCGATCTCCAGTGGC